ATGAGGTCAGGAGAACTAGTTACTCTTACTGGGGGTACTGGTCTAGGTAAGTCAAGTGTAACCAGAGAGTTGGAGCATTGGCTTATCAACCACACCGAAGACAACGTAGGTATCGTAGCCCTTGAAGAGAACTGGGCTAGGACTGCCGAGGGTATTATGTCTATCGAAGCTAACGCTAAGCTACACCTTAACAGTGTCAAAGAAGAAGTAGGCGAAGACAAGTTGCTAGATGTTTACCGCAAGGTATTCATGGATGAGAACGAGGGTCGTGTTTGGATTCATGCACACCTTGGTGTCAATCACTTGGATGATATATTCAGCAAGCTTCGCTATCTTATTGTAGGCTTAGATTGTAAATGGGTAGTTGTTGACCACCTCCACATGCTTGTACTTCAAGCACTAGATGGTGATGAACGTAAAGCTATTGACAGCATTATGCACAGACTTCGCTCTCTTGTAGAAGAGACAGGTGTAGGTATGATACTGGTGTCCCATCTTCGCAGAGTTGACGGTAATCGTGGGCATGAGAATGGAATAGAAACAGGACTATCACATTTGCGTGGCAGTCAATCTATTGCTCAGCTTAGTGATGCAGTCATATCTCTTGAGCGTAACCAACAGTCGGACGATAGCATTGAAGCTTCTACGACTAAGGTTCGGGTTCTCAAGTCTAGATATACTGGTGACGTTGGTGTTGCTTGTAGCTTAATGTATGATGGAGACACAGGTAGATTATCTGAGATACCTAGTGATGATGATTATAGTGCATTCGATGGAGATGAGTTATGAACATAGTATTTGACATTGAGGCAGATGGTCTCAACCCCAGTAAGATATTTTGTATTGCGGCACAGGACGTAGACACTGGAGATGTGTTTACGTTCGACAACACACAGCTTGAAGCAGGCTACTTATTTCTCAAGTCTGCTACCAAGCTAATCGGTCACAACATATTAGGCTATGACTTACCTGCATTGAAAGATGTGGAGGGTATAGACCTTAGCAACAAAAAGATTGTAGACACATTAGTTTTATCTAGATTATTTAAACCAACTCGTGAAGGTGGTCATGGCTTAGAGTCTTGGGGTTATCGCCTCAAGTTCAACAAGGGTGACTACGGTGAGAACCAAGATGCTTGGAATGCTTACCGACCTGAAATGCTAGAGTATTGTAAGCGTGATGTAGAACTAAATACAAAAGTATATATGGCTCTTCGTCAAGAAAGCCGTGGCTTTACACCACAGTCAGTTAGGTTGGAGCATTCAGTTGCTAAGATTATTGACCAACAAAGACGCAATGGTTTTCAGTTACACATGAAAAAAGCTATGATGTTAGTTGCGATGTTTCAAGATAAACTAAGCGAAGTAGAATCTAAAGTTCACGAAACATTCAAGCCTAAAGTTATTGAACAAGAGCTATACCCTAAGTACACAAAAACTGGTGCGCTTTCTAAGCTTGCACAAGACTTTGATAACAAGGGTGTCCGCCTTACTGATGATGAGTGGGCTGAGATGAATCGAACTAAGGGTCACGTTACTCGCAGAACATCTATACCTTTTAACCTTGGCTCACGTAAACAAATCGGCGAGTACTTAGTTGATGCAGGTTGGAAACCTAAGAACTATACACCTACTGGTCAGCCGATTGTCGATGAGGGTACACTGTCTAAAGTTAAAGGTATTCCCGAAGCAGCTTTGATTGCCGAGTACCTAATGCTTCAGAAGCGTTTAGCTCAGGTAAATAGTTGGATAAAGGCAGTAGAAAATGACGGTAGGATTCGTGGCTATGTTAATCCTAACGGTGCAGTAACAGGACGTATGACACACAGCCATCCTAACACAGCCCAAATACCTAGTACTAGCTCGCCATACGGTAAGGAGTGCAGAGAGTGTTGGACTGTCAAGAAAGGCAACAAGCTAGTAGGCATTGATGCTTCTGGTCTAGAATTGAGAATGCTTGCACACTACATGAACGATGAGGACTATACAAATGAAATTCTCACAGGAGATATTCACACAACTAACCAAAACCTTGCAGGACTTGAATCAAGAAATCAGGCAAAGACTTTCATCTATGCCCTCTTATACGGAGCAGGAGATGCAAAACTTGGGTCAGTGGCTAAGCAAGGTAAAGCACGAGGCAGAGAACTGCGAAACAAGTTTCTTGATAGCTTACCATCATTTAAACATCTTGTCCAACGAGTACAACGAGAAAGCAAAAAAGGATTCCTCAAAGGGTTAGACGGACGTAAGATTACAGTGCGCTCTGAACACGCCGCACTTAATACATTGTTACAATCAGCAGGTGCTATCGTTATGAAAGAAGCATTGGTTATACTAAATAAAAGTATACAGGATATGCGACTCGATGCTAGGTTTGTAGCAAATGTACATGATGAATGGCAGATAGAATGTAGAGAATCTGTTGCAGATAAAGTAGGCGAGCTTGGAGTAGAAGCTATTATTCAGGCAGGTAAGAACTTAAACTTAAACTGTCCTCTTGACGGGGACTACCACTCAGGAGACGGTTGGCATGAAACCCACTAAAAAAGACAGAAAGAAGTTCGACATTGACTTACAGTATGGTGAGGTGCGTGAAGATAAGATTGCGGATATGCTCACCAATAAAAAAATAGAAGTTAAATCAGAGCGTGACCTGTGGCAAAAGACTGGTAACATTTGCATTGAGTATAAGTCTTGGGGCAAGCCGTCAGGAATTGATGCAACAGAATCAGACTATTGGTTTCATAATTTATGTATCGGTGAAGATGAGTATTGTACACTGGTGTTTAACACTAAGACACTCAAGAAGATTGTGAAAGGTTTAGATAGCTTTAAGACTGTATCGGGTGGCGATAACCGAGCAAGCCAGATGTACCTGCTAAACTTGCAAAAGTTATTTTCAAGTGATGTAATCAAAGCATTCAAGGAGTTAGAGTATGAGCAAGCTTAGTAATGTAGTGCCTGACATATATAATATACTTGAGAAACTTTCAGATGGCGAGCCTCTTCCAATAACGGAGGAGGCGCTTGATGAAACTATGGCATCAATGAAAGAAGCAATCATGCACTGGGCTACGCCCCGAAAGCGTGATACCGATTTCACTGTTAGAATGTCTAACGTAGGTAAGCCATCTCGTCAAATGTGGTTTGAGAAGCGAGACCCCAATGGTCGTGGCTCTGTTGATGGAGCGACACAGATTAAGTTCTTGTATGGCCATGTTCTTGAAGAGCTTGTGTTGATGCTTGTTCGTATGGCAGGGCACAGTGTAACCGATGAGCAAAAAGAAGTTAAGGTTAACGGTATTGTTGGACACATGGACTGTAAGATTAATGGCGAAGTAGTTGATGTTAAGTCTGCTTCTAAGTTTGCATTCAATAAGTTTCAGAACGGAACACTAGCCGCTGATGACCCCTTTGGTTATCTCGGACAGCTTGCAGGTTATGAGAAAGCTGAGGGCACAGATGATGGCGGCTTCTTGGTTATCAACAAAGAAAGCGGCGAGCTGTGTATGTATACTCCCGATGACTTAGATAAACCTAACATAGATACTAAAATAAATACACTATTAGATGAATTAAAACTTGACAAACCGCCTCAACTATGCTATACTCCCATACCTGATGGAAAGAAAGGTAACATGAAGCTGCCTAAAGGTTGTTCGTGGTGTAAGTATAAACACGAATGCCACAAGGATGCTAACGATGGCGAGGGTTTACGTACCTTTAAATACTCTACAGGCTACACCTATTTAACTGAGGTTGTAGTAGAACCTAAAGTGGATGAGATACTATGAATCGTAGAAGAAGCAAGAGAATCTTCAAACAATCTAAGAGGCTTCAGCTTGAATGGCTGAGGTCTCTGGTTGATGAAGTAGAAGCAGAAAAGATAAATGAAGATAACATGGAAAAGCTATTGCCCGCACAGAAGCACATCTGGGGTCAGGGTCAAATGAGGTTAAGCTTCTATACAGATAAGTGGCTGAACAAAAAGATAAAGCAGCTAATTAAAATCTTTCCTCACAAAGATATAGAAGACATAACGAGCGAGGACATAGTATGGAAGATGTCGAAACGCTAGGAATAGAAGACGCTATAATAGCAGTAGGAAGCTACTTATATAATTCAAACAAGACAATCTCTGATATTGATGCCGACTTTTTACAGGCACTACTGGTGCTAGTCAGAGTTGAGCTTGAACGCAGGGAGGCGACACTACATTGAAAAAAGTTAGGAAGGGCTTTAGAAAAGCCAGAGTTAAACGACCAGTAGAAAAAGATTTAGTTAAAGGCTATGATTCTAACTGGGAATATGAACTCCACTCAGGCATATTAGATGCTTGGGAACATCATGTTGATAAGGTTGAGTACACTGTTAACCACAAGTACGAGCCAGATTTTGTTAAAGTTATTGACGGTAAAAAGATATTGCTTGAAGCAAAGGGTAGGTTTTGGGACAGTGCGGAATACAGTAAGTACATCTGGATTAACAAAGCCCTTCCTGATGACATCGAACTAGTGTTTCTTTTTGCTAACCCAAGCGCACCTATGCCACAGGCTAAGGTACGTAAGGATGGGACAAGGCGCTCACACTCAGAGTGGGCTGACAAAAACAACTTTAGATGGTTTAGTGAAGATAGTATACCTGATAACTGGATTAATGTAAAGAAAAGAGAGGATTTTAAGGATGAGCATTGATGATGCAACCCCTGAAGACTGGGACAAATTAAAATATAAGCGCAACAAACAGGGAGAGCCTACGTTTGAGGAGTACATGAAACGACTCAACTCTAACTGGGTCTTTGACAGCACTAGAGGCACTGACCCTTTGGTTACTGCTGACTCAGTTGACTTTGAAGATTGTTGGGACAAGAAAGAATCCGACAATGTTAATAGTCCCTCGCACTATAACTATGGTAAAGTAGAGTGTATTGAAGCTATTGAAGAAAGCATGACACCTGAAGCTTTTAAAGGATACCTAAAAGGTAACGCTATTAAATATTTGTGGCGTTATGAAAGAAAGTCTAATGCAATACAAGATTTACAAAAAGCTGCTTGGTATTTAAACAGACTTACTCAAACAAATCTATTTGATAATGACTAAGTGGTGGCGTATCTGGGCTAAGTCTCTTGGGGAAAAAGTAGGAGAGACAGATAAGCAAGCAGATACAGTGGCGGCCATTAGAACTTTCTGGTGGCTTGTACACATCGCTACTTGTTTTATGATTATTTTAAACAACGCTACAAATTTAGGTTGGTTATAATGGATAGAAAGGAAGAAAGACGAAAGAGCTTTCAGCGTAAAAAAAAATTTAAAAAGATAACGAGGTCTTCTAAAGTTAAGACCGAACGTAAAAAAACAAAAGGAAATATAGATGACATTTTATTTTTGGAAAAGACTTTTTAGCTTAGAGGTAAGAAACGGAATCGGGCTTGATTTAGAGTTTTGTGATAGCCGACCCGTGTGGACAATGAAAGATGGCGAACACGATGTAATGCCGTTTGAGGGGCTTGTAATACAGCTACCTTTCCTAACCTTATCTATTGGCAATGTATATCAGGAGAGTTAACATGAGAGCAAGACATCAATACTTTATAAAAGCAATATTAATATTTTTAGTTTCACCAGTGTACGTACCTGCCGTAATTCTTTGGCACAACAAGAAAGATATTTTAGATTTCTACAAAGAGTTTTGGCAGGCTATAACATTTACCCACCCAGAATATGACGGCATGGAGTAGTCAATGGATAAGTATCAACAGTTTATACATAAATCAAGATATGCACGATGGCTTTCTGAAGAAGGTAGGCGTGAGACATGGGAAGAAACAGTACAGCGTTACGTAGATTTTTGGGTTAACCGCAAGCAGCTTGACAAGAAAACAGCTGAGCGTGTGTATGATGGAATCCTAACACAAAAAGTTATGCCCTCTATGCGGTGCATGATGACAGCAGGTGAAGCGCTAGACAAAGACAACGTAGCCGGATTCAACTGTAGTTATTTAGCTATTGATTCACCCAGAAGCTTTGATGAGTTAATGTATGTGCTCATGTGTGGCACAGGGGTTGGATTTAGTGTTGAGCGTAACTTCATCAATAAGCTACCAGTAGTAGCTGAAACATTCCACACAACAGACACAACGATTGTAGTTGCCGATAGTAAGATTGGTTGGGCTAGTGCGTTTCGTGAGTTGATTGCAATGCTGTATGCAGGTAAAATACCTAAGTGGGACATGAGCAAAGTTCGTCCTGCAGGTGCTAGGCTTAAAACCTTTGGTGGTCGTGCTAGTGGCTCAGCTCCCTTGGTTGACCTCTTCCGTTTCTGCGTAGAAGTATTCCAAAAAGCGGCAGGTCGTAAACTAACAAGCATTGAATGCCACGATGTTGTGTGTAAGGTTGCAGACATTGTAGTTGTTGGTGGTGTAAGACGCTCAGCACTTATAAGTCTATCAAACCTATCAGACATTCGCATGGCTAAAGCTAAGACAGGTGCGTGGTGGGAAGCAGATGGACATAGACGATTGGCTAACAACAGCGTAGC